ATCATCAACTGGCTCAGAGCCGACCAGTTACAGAAGGACATCAGAGAGCTAGAGAAAGAGATCAAGGCGCTCAAGAATGACAAGGAACAAATGTACAAGCTCCTGGTCGATGCAGGAGGCTATCAGCCAGAAGAGGTGATCGAGTAATGGCTGACATTACCGACTGGCTTGAAATCGGACCACCCTGTATGAATTGTGGAGAGAGAGTTCCAGACGCCGAGATTATCCCCGGTGAGGATGGAGTTGCATTCAGAGGGATTTGCAAGTCGACCATCTGCCGAGAGCTTCCTCCGGGGGGAAACCCATTCATGTATGTGGTGAGCTGAATGAAGAAGGGACTCTACCAATGCCCGCAGTGCCTCCAGTGGTGGGCGTGGCAATGCAGGGACACTACAGACCATCTACAGCGCAAGTGCCGCAAGTGTGGCAAGAAGGTCCGCGCACAGCTAGAACGGCACTGGACGGGGCGAGGACGGCCTCGAGGCTGGATCCTGCTGCATCGACCTAGGACCACATCTGACCAGGCTCTGGCCGGCGAGTGTCGCACCAGGAACAGAAGGATTCGCAACCAGCAGAGGAGAGATGGATGTGGTTAAGAAAGCGATCTGTGTTTGCGGACATACTTACATTTGGCACCCTCAAGTTACTCCTGGCTGGGTCTGTCCAGACTGTCTGATGGTGATTGAGTATGAGTAGCAAGGACTGGTACGATGACATCCCCCTCGAGTCGGATGTCTGGATTGGATGGGACTTGTATCTGGAGGATGCTGACGTAGACCAGCTCCTTCGGTTCATTGACTGGGGTGAAATTATAGGCAATCTCAATCCGGACTTGCTGATGGGCGCTGTAGAGGTCGAGGAAGACATTTGCTTGAATTGTGGAGAAATAGTGCGAATGTGTGCAATTCTGGACCCACACTGTGTCCGTTTTGCCTCTCCACCCTAGGGGTAGAGGCCTCTTTTCCCAATTCTTTGAATCAGGGTAGATTGACACCGAATGCAGACGCCCAAAGTTGGGCCACACTCGTATAGGCTTGTCCAGTGGCCGGATCTACACCGGCCTGCTGCTGGTAGAGTGTAGCTGTCTCCTGGATGGCAGCTTCCTGCGCTGCAGTCAGTGGAGCACGCTCGAAGAGTCCCTTGAAGAAGTTCCAGAGACCAGGGCCAAACTCATCCTTGTTAGCTGCCCACCAGGTGCGGACATCGGCGATGAGGTCATTGAGATCGTTGGGAGTACCGAACAGGATCTCTTTGCCAGTGGCAATCTCGACCAGGGTAATGCCCAGGTAAACGTTCTGAAACGAAAGAGCCTGGTCGACGGCCTCGCTGAGCTTGTCGACTTGGTACGCGCCGACCACGGAATCGAACATCTCGCGCTCCTTGTCCTGAAGACTGATCCGAAACTCGACCACCTGGTCTGGCTTGCGCTTTGCCATCAAAGCACCCCGACGATTGAATCCCACAGGGTTTGCCCAAGGCCCATCCCCAGGATCCAACCGAGCAGGAATGACATCCCGTTCTTCTGGAATATGTCTCTGGCCTTCTCGCTGAGGTCACTCATTCTGGTGCCTCCGGAAATGCATCAGCGGCGTCGTTGGCCTCGTCGTGCTGCTGAGGAAGTTCACGTAGAGCCTGGCGGTACTCCTTCCAGGCGTTAGGGAGAGTCACATCCTTGAGTGCTCTCCAGTCTGAACTTACGAGTGCAGCATCGCGGTGAGCACGAACTTCTTCCCAGGAGACGTCTTGCATAAATTGTTCAATGATAACGCCGCCTTCGCCGGTTCTGGTGAACTTCCGATCAAGCATCTGGAATCCTCATCATTACTTGGAGCACCGAACCCATTCCATAGGTTCGCATTGTGGATGCTGCGGGAGCTGTAGTAGGGGCGTCGTTTTTCGTCTGTAGATCCGTCATCAGGTTCTTGTCTCCCGATACTGCAGTTTGCGGACCCCATGCGGAGCCAGAACCAGCCCAGGTGTAGAAGGTCGCGCTAGTGGTCGCGGAACGGTTCCAGCTGATGTAATACAGATTTCCCGCAGTCAGGCTGGGGTCGGCCGAAAGAGAGCTATCTGCTTGAGTGCCACCAACAGACAAATCGAACGTAGCATAGCCCATCATCGTGCTAGGCATGTTGTTATCGTCACTGTCGTAGACTGAAACGTAGAGGTATTCGGTAGAACCTGGCACCGTAGATCCCTGGCGGATCGTAAGCTCATCGATGCTGCCATCTCGAGGAGCGTAGAACGGCCACCAGAATTGATATGCGAAGTTCATCGAAGTACCCGTGTTCGATGTCGTGTAACCTCCCCATGGTGGCATGTTTGTAACGCACCATTCGTCGTAATAGTCCAGCATATCCGCCTTCGGGAATGCTATTCCACCACCACCACCAGCCGTGAGGAGTCCATTCCATTCCCCTGCAGCTGTCAAACGTGCTAGGTTGACCAGGACGAGACGCCTCATTTCATCCTCATTCATCTCTTCTACAGCTATGGGATTACCAGTAGACTGCACATTAGCGAATGAAACAGTATCTAAATCTAGATTCTGAAGGTTGGTATAGACTCGGGGAGATTTCTTATTGGCGTCTGGCAGTGGCATTAGATCACCCTAGAAGTCCATTCCATTCCTGCTTTACGCTGAGTCTGGCCAGTTGTACCAACACCAGGCGCCGCAATTCATCCTCGTTGAGTAGTTCAATGCTGATGGGGTCCGCCACGCTGGTGATGTTGGCATTCGTTACGTTCTCTAGAGTGGTGTTCTTGAACAGCTTATACACGCGAGGCGATTCTGCCGGGGCATCTGGGAGCGGCATCCAATCACTTCAGTTGCTTTGCTCGGGACTTGCAGATACGCTCTATCGAGTCTAGATCCTTTGTAGAGATGAATCCTCGAAGGAAGAGCTTCTTTGCTTTCGAGTGAATCTCGCCGAGTCGTCGGCGTCCTGCTGCTTTCGTGAGCTTAGCCATTCAATCACGTCTATGCATTTGTGAGGAACTGCGATTTATAGTTCAAAGCTATCGGAATCGAGCAGCTTGAGAACGAAGGCTGCTGGACGATGGGGTTGGTTGCAGCCGCTGTCCCAACGACGTTGCCCAGGGCATCGACGGTGAAGAAGCCCTGCGTCTCAATCTTGCTACCGTCAACGGAGGTTCCAGAGACCTTGACGATCCTGTCGCCCTGGAGTGTGTCTCCAATGGAGTTCGAGGTCTGAAGATCTACTAGCTCGTTGGTCGCTCCACCAGTTGGGGTGACTACAAAGATCCTGGAAACACCTCGAGCGGTGTAGCAAGACATTGCAGCCTCTCGGTCGGCAGCTGTGTTGTTCATGTAGCGTACCTTGTCGCCGGCCTTCAGTGTGTAAGGCTGGCAAAGTGCAGGTGAGCCGTCGGTGACTGCTCCCTTTACTGAGTAGGGGATGAGTGCTGCCACGAGTCCCTGCGAGAGAATGTAGCAGTAGCCAGCTCCATTGTCGCTTGAGACTAGGGCAGCGGTGACTGTCTTGCCTGGCGCGAAGTCGCCGACGTTCTGCGCTGAGACTGTGTAGACGGTATCTGTAGTTAGATCCGACTCGGTGCCTTCAGCGAGCTCGGCTTTCAGCGGAATGTTAGTCCCATCAGAGCAAATGAGGTTTCCACAGACTGTATTTGTTGCCATAGCCCTACAACCTCACTCCAAGACCCAGGGGCTTGATGAATTTGTTAGCCTCTGAGAACGGCTTGCGCATAACCTTGCGGAAGATCTTAGCTCCAGTGTTGAAGGTGATTGCGCCTATTGCCATCGGGACAGCGTTAGACTGAGCGTTCGCCATGATGGTGTTCATTGCCAGGGAAGGCTCGGTGAGGATGTCACCCAGGGAAATCACTCCTGCGCCTGATACAGTCATCGAGGATGCACCAAGTCCGACATCAGCTACAGATCGGTAGCCAAGGTCCGTTGATCCAGTAATCGCTCCGTATGGGGAAGTACCCAGGGTTCCTTCAGTTAGGATCGCTAGGTTCCCATACGCTACAGCCATGTTGTAGAGACTGATTGTCTTGGGGCTTCTTCGACGTGATTTCTTCGCTCTTCGGCGGGGCATGTCTGGAGTGTTAAAAAAACTCGCTTATAATTATCACTCAAAGTCTTCGAGACCTTTCTGAAACGTACCGTCGGGACCTCTGGCAGCTGCCTGGATCTCAATGGCGCCCACTTTGTTGCTTGCGTAGGCCTGAATCATCTGTGCTATCGCTGCTTGCACTGGATTGACGGGTTCGAACCCGCCCAGGACACCATCACCGAGCTGATCCATCGTCGCTTTGATGGCGAGAGCCAGGGTAGCGTCTAAGTCTTGGACAGATTCCTCGAGTTCTCGTCTGATCCAGAGAGCTAGAGCAGCGGAAGCAAGCAAATTTAGGGCTGAAAGGCCGATTAGGACGGTGATTGGGTCTACCATGGTCTCTCAACCGGGGGTGCACCGCCCATAATACTACCC